TTATAATTTTTCTAGCAGATCGTCGAATTTTTTTCGAGCATTTTGAGTAACATGAAGATAAACCTCTCGAGTTGTTTCGGCATCTTTATGGCCAACTCGGTCTTGTATAATATATAGTGGCATTCCAAGTTCGGCTAACTTTGAAACATGGGTATGTCGAAAAGTATGAGTAGTGAGTTGCTTATCTAATTTCAGATCACGTTTAACTTTTCGTAAATTTGCATTTAATCTAGTGAAGGTAAACCATCGGTGATTGTCTTGAAAAAGAAAATCATCTTTGCGTTTGCCTTTTTTTCTATGCTTATAAACTTCAAGAGCATCAGAAGAAAGCTTTACGTCTCTGAAACTAGAATCATTTTTTGGCATTGGTTGTCGTACGTATTCGCTAACTTTATTTGCAGAATAGTCTAATGTACCTGAAACACTCGCATAGTAGATTCCATTTTTCTTTTTTATATCTTTAACTCTTAAAGCAAGCACTTCTCCGATACGCATACCAGTTAAATATTGCCAATCAAAAATCTGCTCGTATAAAGGGTTAAGTTTTTCGATTTCACTTAAAACATATGGTAATTCATCTTGATCAAGAAACTTCTTTCCAACATCATTTGACTTATTCTTTTTCCATTCTACTGGTAATAACTTTGGAGGTTGATTTGCGATATAATCACGACGAAAAGCAAATCGTAAAATATTATTCATTTTAAATTCGACACTTTTAACAGTTGGATTATTATAATCGTATTTATAAAGCATGTCTTCAAAAACATGAATTAAAAACTTAGGAGTTATTTTGCTTACTTGCACATCATAACCGATATATGTTTTGATATGTTTTCTTGCTACTAAGTATGACTGCCAGGTTGTACTTCTAACTTGTTGCTTGTATATGGGTTCCCATTCTTTAATAACTTGTCCTAAAGTAATGCCTTCCTTGATAGTTCCATCTTGAATTTTAACTAATCTTTGGCGTATTTCTTTTTCTAGGGCTATTTGTGCTTTCTTGCGTGTAGAATTTGTATTCTTATCAAAAAAGACAGATACTTTTCTAAGTTTTCCAGTTAAGGGATCTTTATACCTTTCGATAAATTTATAATTATCATTGGCACGTTTTTCTACCCACATGATTATTCTTCTCCAATCTCCATCATGCTAACGGATTCTTCAAGGCTATCTAAAATTTCGTTTGTTTCAATAAAGTTAATCCATTCTTGAGTAGGGGTGTTTCGATTAGCTTTAATTCCTTTAGAAATCTTGTCATAGACACTACCAATAAATTCGTTAGTAAATTTATCTACTTGGCGCTCAATGTTTGCTTCGTTCCACCGCTTGGCAGGTTGACGCTTTTTATTTTTAGCTTCTTGTTCAGTTCGGACTTTATCTTTGAAAATTGTGATTGCTGATGAGTTAGCATCAATGTATTCTAACAGTTCGTTTTTATTCATGATTATTGTCCTTTCCGTACATATGTTCTTATGTAGTGCTTTTTAAACCGGCCATTTTGACCGGTTTAGATTAAAGTAATTTTATCAGTGTTCCAATAATCGCTATCATGGCAGAAACAGCACCGATAATACTAATTGCAGTGCCAAAGAACCAAACCTTTTGCTGCTCAAATTTAGTATTAACTTTTTCAAATTTGAGGTTGATTTCATTCTGATTTTGGCCTAGCTTTCTATCTAATTCATCAAAGGGTTTGTCAATTTTATCTAAAACGGCATTGAGTTCTGTATGGGTTACAAAGTCTTTATCATCCATATTTCTACCACCTCCATTACCATTATAATAATGTTTAAGATTGTTGGACATATAAGGGGCAATTCATCCCCACTTATAGAAGTGGGGTATTCTCGTAATATTTAGATAAAAAGTTGTTTAATCATCTATTTTTATGTAATACTGTGCTTATTTATTGAAATCTAGTATCTATTTTTTAACTTCAAGAAGTGTAGTTTTAAATTCACCATTATCAAGAATAGTTTTTATTTTTATAAAACTATTTTTACCTTGGAAATCAAGGTTTTCAAGATCAATAAGGTCAGAATAGGTATCTATTGGCACAAGATCTGAGTACTGAGATGAGGCAGCCATTTTGAACTTAAGCTCTTTTGATTTTAACGATGCTTCTTGATTGCTAGAGTTAAACATCTTAAAAGCAATATTAATATCAGTGTTGATAGGTATAAGAACATTTACATGGATTTTAAAGCATTCGTTTAAATGAACTGTGTCAATCTTTTTTCCTTTTTCATCAATAACTTCAATATTTGTAATTTTTGCATCTTTTATACTAACCATAAAGTTATTCTCCTTTATCTAGTGTATTCAGCTTTTAACGTCATCAGAATTTGGACGTAAAATGTAAAAATTATATAGATTATTACCTGTTATAATTAAAGAAAATTGCTATTTAGTGGGGTGATAGTGTTGTATTTTAATGAAAAAGAAAAATCAGTTATTTCTGAAGCATTGCAACTATTGTGGGATGAGAGAGGCTTGGATTACTTATCCTTAGATGACAATGGAAAATACTGTGATTCTGACTATCCAGCTGATGCTGATTTAGCTAATACTATTAATCGCCTTTGGAGTTATTTTTAGAAAGAATACTTTGGGAGTAATAATCATTAAAAATATTTCTAATTCCGTCAAGTAGCGAATCACAAATGTTTTTTGAAGTATATCCTGTATTGTGATGATCTACTGAATTTCTAGCCATAAACAACATTTTGATATATGTTTCTTGACGTGGTTCGAGATTAATAGGTTCTTTTCTAAAAATATTTAGGTAATCTCTTAATGTTGGATCTTTGCCAAGTCTTTTTAGTAATGGATATCCATTTTTATTATAGTTAATAATCACTTTTTCCATTAAATGCTCCAAGCAACTTCCTAATCCAGCAGCGCAAAGAAACCATTTTTCATGCTCATAAGCAAAAAGACATTGATTAAATTCATCAGTAAATTGATTATCGTCGAGTGTCTTTAGCATTTCGTCAAAATGGTAACGATCCACAAAGAATTTTTGGCTTGAAGTTGGAAAAGTTTCTAATATATTTTTCTTTTGGAGAATTTTTTGCGTTACAGTATACTCTTTATCCACCCACTTTTTTACCCATTCTTTACGTAACTCATTTAATATATATTTACGGTTTATATCTCCATAAGTAAAATACAGAGATGCTGTTATAATGTTGTTAATAAGATTTCGGGAAATAAAACCATGCTGTGCTAGCCAAGCTAATTTTTTATTAATCTTTACAGGAGAAATTTCGCCAAAATTATGATTGCTTGTTTCCTCAATAAGATTCATATGAAAAAGCTTGTCACAACAACTAGATCTATTAATTTCCGCAAAAACAATGCAGCCTTTGGATGTAATATCATTTATTAAGTCAACAAAAACCTCAAGAAAGTATAAATTAACATTTCTATCTTCTGCCCATGCAAATCTAGACAAATCCTTGCCTGTTATACCATAGTAGGCTGAAATTCGATTTAAATAATCTTGATGCATTTTAATACAACATTGGTTGTAGCGATCAAGACTTGTAATATTATTGAAATCTTTATTCCTTGTCATATTTAACGTTTCCTTTTCATTCTTTGTTTCCACATTTTTAATTTTGGGTCCATATTATTCACGTCCTTTCTTTAGAGAGGGCTTTTAATTATGAAGCAGTAGAAGGGGCGCGAGACACGCAGGGGCTCGCGCCCCTTAGGCATTGCCTAGCGCTTGATTTCAATTATTATCAAGAGTAAAATAAGTAATTGGAAAGTTGACATGAAGCTCACCTCCTTGGAGCAGATAGATCACAGCTTGCTGTGATATTCTGTGAAGAGGAGCGTGGGCTTCTTTTTTATTTAGATAGGACAATGCCTAAGAGTTTGTTGGGGGATGCTTAATATGTTGTGTTTTGATCGTACTGTGGCATATCTTGCCCATTATCCCAAGCTTGGTCACGTTGAGAAACCCAATTCTGGAAGTTCTGTGTCTCACTTCCATCTGGATTTTCAATGCCTTGTTTAACATTCCAGTCATGTTGCATTTGTGCCGTTTGTGACTGAATGTTAGGGGTGTTAGGATGATCTTTCATATAAGCATCAAAATTTGAATATCCCTTATATGGTTTATTCCATGTGCTAGCATCAAAAGGATCTGCTTCATCAACATTAGAATTTTCTGACTGAAATTGTGCTACTTGGCCATTGCTTTTGGAACTTATAGAGTTACTATTTTTAGATATGTTCGTTGATACATTAGATGTGCTGCTATTGATAGAAGAGGGATCTTTTTTAGAATGTTTAACTGCTTTAACATGTTTAGAAGTTTTACTACTAGTTGCCTTTGTACTTGTATCTTTACTTGCTTGATTACCACATGCTGCTAGGCTCATTCCCGTTAAAGCAACAGCATAAATTAAAACTGCTTTTTTCATAATATTTCTCCCTAATCAACATCCCCAGTTTTGTAATTAAAATCGTATTTGGTATTCGAAGAATCGTTGCTCTTGAACCAGCCCTTACCAGAATATGAAGATTTAGCAATTCTTCCACTTTCTTTGTCTTTAAATTCTATTGAGAATTTAGTATGGTTTTTCTTTTGAAATTTGTTAATTTGATTATAAGTATCATGGAGATAACTTTCTAAGCCAAAATCATTAACTGGTTCAACATAGTCATCTGCTATATAGATAACAAGATTATTGCCTTTAAGTTCTGCTCTTTCAAAATCTGCATTTTCATTTTGCTGAGCATAATTATTTAAATTATTAATTAAATCAGTTCTGTTATTTGCACTAGCAGATGTTGAATTATAGAAAACAAAAGCGCTTAAAAATACTAATATAAATACGATACTTTTCAAAATATTTTTCATTTAAATCCCTCAATATAAATAAACTCCAGCTTTTAATGACATCAGGGCTTGGTCAAGATATTACATAATATTCTTTAATTTCAAAGCAACGACATATTCAAGCCTGTATGGAACGCCAAATTGTTCACAAAAAGATACAGGATTATCAATACATACATCGTTTTTAATAGCGTAATCAATTAAAATATCAATCGCTGTTTTATTAGCCTCAAATTCTGTCTTTGAATGAATTGTTGCTGAGTGATAGTAATTAGTTCCTTCATCCCCATTAATAATATGTCCCAATTCATGTGCATAAGAGAATGGAATTTCCCATTTGTTGTGCCACCTCATGTTTATTAAAACATGATTGTCACGGGCACAAGAGGGAAAATAGGGGTCCAATTTTCTTGTTAGTCTAATTATTATTCCTTTACTCGCTCCATACTTTGTGAGATATGTGATCAAATCATCCATATTAATCCTTCCCATTCATTAGCCGTTTAATCAAAGCCTTATCTTCATCGGAAAGAGGCCTCCCTTGGTAAGTAAAGATAACATCATCATCATCAAGATCAGCGGTTTGTTTTTTTGAAGTATTTCCTAATAGATAGTCAGCCGAAACACCTAGCACTTTTGCAACTTTATCTAATGATTGTGTGCTAGGTGTTTTCGTATTCCATCGATAAATACTATTAATTCCTATTCCTGCTTTTTCAGCTACTTTCTGTAAAGACCATCCTTGTTTCTTTGCTAGGGCCTTGATTCGGTCTAGTGTATTCATATCAATCAAACCTTCTTTTGTCTATTTTTATCACAAATAATAAAAAACTATTGACAATTTATCACGAATGATTGATAATTAAATTGTCAACAAGTTATGTAACACAAACAAAAGCCATCTAATACCGTAAACAACGGTTTTTGTTTTAAGTCGATTTTATCACGAGTGATAGATAACGGCAACAAGTTGATAAAAAAATAACAGAAAGGGGATAGCAAGATTGCCAGTTGAAAATGAATTACGACGAGCTACCGCCGATATTGAAAAAACAATCAAAATTAAACTTCTTGAGCGTGACATGACTCAGGCTGAATTATCACGTCTAATTAGTGTTAATCGTCAACAAGTTAACAGAGCTATTAAAGGAGATAACAGTCCTAAGTCAGTTGCGATCCGAAAGAAGATCTACCGAGTATTGGGGATGAATTAGTACGCAGGAATGGAAGCATAGAAAAGCCACCTCGAAAGGAGGTTATCTTATGGAACAGTCGCCAATAATCGTAACAGATAAACGGACGTTACAAAAAATGATTGAAGAAGCTGTAGCCGATGCGGTTAAGCCGTTTAAGCAACAGCAAGAGCAATTATCTGATAACGACACAATCCCTATGGCCGATTTAATTAAAAGTCGTAAATATGGTAGCCGTAATACTGTTATGAAGTTAAAAGACGAAATCATAAACGATGATGGCGTATATCAAACAGAAACAGAAGGCGAAATTTTCATTAAGAGAGGACGTAGATATTACTTCTATATCAAGCGTTTTGATAATTGGTTTATGAAACGAAAGAAGATACATGAAGAAGAATTAAAAATTGATCCACGTTTGAGAGGGGTGATGTGATGTTAGGACTAGTAATTATCACGTTGGTGATCATAGGATGTGTATTCATCGGTGTGATCGTCAATGTAATTGAAGGCGAAAAGTTGAACGTGCTTAAGCCACGTTATCAGAAGAGACATTAATTCCAAACTTTTAGCAATGCTGATCGGCGCTTGGATTGCTTAATACGCAGGCGTTAGCGACTACGAAGGAGCGGTGTTCTTCGTAAAAGTAGTAAATGAAACTCAAATTATTTTTAGTTCCATTTTTGCATCATCGAAATCCCAAGACTGATAAGGATTCAAGGGTGAAATTATAAAATATTGAGAAATTGCTTGTTTTTTAGCGTGTAAAGCAGCAGATTATGATTGAATATGCAATGAAAAACGTATTCTTGTATTTTTATACAAGAAATAAAAGATAGATGAGCGTTTTTCAAAAAGAAATGTTAGTTTCTTAAAAACAAAATTGGTCAAATTTAGGTATTTTTCAAAAGACTTATTTTTGAGGTAAAAATAAACATAAATAGATTAGGAGGTGATTGAATGAAGCAGGTAACTATAAGACTAAATAAGTCGTTAGCAGAAAAGCTCAAGAAATCGAGTAAATACATGAACATTCCTATTAACGACTTAGTAAATATTATTCTTTATTCTCACTATCAAAATGGTTTGCAAGAATAGCTTCTATTTGTCGACCAACTGATCGACGTTCTTTGCTAGCTTCTATTTCAACTTTCTTAAAAATTTCCTTATTGATTCTGAGAGTGAAGCGCTTATCTTCTTCTTTAGTAAATTTATCCTCAGCCATTAGTTAAAACCTCCTGACGTCTATTTGACATTATTTTAATGAAAAATATTAAAATAGTAAATAAGACTATTGACGTCAAAATGATGATATAGTAATATAATACCCGCAAAGGAGATGACGTCAAAAATATGACAAAATTACGATTTACATTCAGGCCTGCTGAATTTGTATTTAATAGCGCTAGTAAGTCAGCAAAAGAAAAAATATTTCTATTAATTCTGAAATTAATCAGATACTTACTACTTATTACGAGTATATGGAAAAACATCCTAAGGCGTCTATTTGGTCACAAATTACGGAGGGCAAAAACTAATGGCAATGACAGAAGCGGAAATGCAAGCAATAGCAAAAATGGTTTATGACATGAATAAGAATAGCAATCAGCCGAAGATTAGTACTGAATGGCAACAACTAAGTCGAGAAATCAAAGAATACTGTGAAGCCAATTCTAAAGGATATGATGATCCATCATATACAACTATTCAAAACGCTATTTACAATCCAATCAAATTCATTACTGGTGTTCATAGAGTAAACACTTTGATTGGTAAAGAAGTTGATGAGGCACGTAAGATATTTGAATTTATCAAACAACAACGGAAGGAGATGAAATCATGAATGAACCAGCATTAGTCTGCTCTGGGTTAACGGCAGGAATGTTGATAAGCATGTTCTATGGTTCGGGATTATGTCTAGTATTCGGCTTTGTGCTTTTCTGGCAATTGTTAGGAGTGTTAGGTGACCCAGACAACCCAAACAAAAAAGCCAACGGCTCTGACACAGCCGATGGCAAATAAAACTTTTTAGAAAAAATTTTACAAGGAGATTATACCACATGAAAGTATTAAGTAAACCTGAACAAGCGGCTACTAAAATACGTGAACAAAAGAAAAAGATTAGGGACTTACGTTTTTCTGATCCGTTTGATAATAAGGCAATTGATCTTTTTAAATGGCTCACCCTGTATGGTGAAGAACTAAATATAGCGATGGGAGGGAAAGGTCAGAACTAATAAAAAGTAACTGTTGTAATTTTAATTAATCAGGAGGCAAAACTAATGACCCAACGAAGAATGATTAGCCCGGATGTTACTGAGACTGATAATTTCCTTGATATGTCGGGGGATGCACAGTCCTTATATTTTCATCTTAATATGTATGCCGACGATGATGGCTTGATTAGTAATCCCAAGTCAATTCGGCGCATGATGGGAGCTAATGAGGATGATTTGAAAGCCTTAGTCAAGAAAGGCTACCTAATTTTATTTGACGATGGCGTTGTTGCTATCACTCATTGGCGAATTCATAACACAATTCGTAAAGATCGTTATAAACCATCAATTCATTCAGGAGACGTGAGTCAATTATCATTGACTGACAGCAATCTGTATCGACTTGGTTGTCGCTCGGTTACCGATGAGCAACCAACTAGCAACCAAGCTGTAACTACTGGTTTACCACATGGCAACCAGATGACAACCAACGGTATACCAACCGACGACCAGTTGACACATGGGTCTGATAATGATGGCAACCAAACTCAGTTAAAAAATACCGATAAAGCCCATAATGACGGGCTTGCAACCAATGGTATACCAATTGGCAACCAAGTGACAACCAATGGTAACCACAGGTTAAGTAAAGTTAAGTTAAGTAAGGATAGTATAAGTAAAGTTAATTTAAATAAGACTACTACTAGTACTAATACTGAAATTATTTCAAAAATTTATAATTCACTTCAAACTGAAAATCTAAAACAAGAACTAATGCTTTTTGTAAACGAACTCGGAGAAGAAGTTGTTGCCTTTGCCATTGAGTCTATGTATGAGAATGCAGAGAAACCAACTTTTAAGTATCTTCGATCAATTCTCAATCGTTATAAGCAACAGGGGCTAAAGAGTTTAGCTGCCGTTCAGCATGACAACGATGTTTATAACGGTAAGACTATTGCGACCGCTGGATCTCATCCCCAGATTCCAGTTTATAAATTAGGGGAGTGAGGTAACTGATGGAATTAAAAAACTACTTACGACGTGAATACGTAGCTAAGCGTCAACAAGGTGATAAAGCGATGATGGAAGATCAGTTGTTTGATCTTATGCAGGTTAACTTGGCACATCAATTACACGACAAGGGGCAATATAATTGTCTTTATTTGCCAATAGATGTTGAAGCACTTGGTTGTGATGACTTTGAAGAAGAATCGGCATTTTATCAACTCTTTACAGCAGGGATTGATGGTCGAAAGATAGCTGAGAAGTTAATACGCATCATGCAACGACAAGGCTGGGTGCTTAGTTATTACTGTGAAGACGGTCAAATGATTATTGACGTGGAGGAAGAAAGCTATGAGTAAGAAACAAGCAATTAATTTTGATTTATCCGAAATTGCGGATGGCGGAGTACAAGTTAAGCTCAATCGGGCATTGCAAAAGGTTGCTGAGAATGTACTAGACCCTAATACCGATCCAACTAAGAAACGGAAAGTGCAGCTTAATATCACGATTGAACCTAATGAAAAGCGGGATGCCTCTGATGTTACGGTTGAAGTTAAGACAACTCTTGCTCCAGAAGTGGGAGTACCAACCACTATGCTTCTAGGTCGTGACAGCAAAGGTACTGTTCATATTAACGAACTTAAATCAGGTGTTAAGGGACAAACCTATATTGACCCTGATGATGGCAAGATCAAGACCGATACTGGTGAGCCAGTAGAAGAAGCTGAAAAAGAAGAACACCACAAAGTAATTAATTTACAGAAAAAGGAGAACTAACCCATGGAAACTAAGATTAACGGTGAATTAACCCAATTTGAACAACTCGTCAACGATGCTAACGGCAACCGTCTAATTACCGGCTTAAATGGTCGTCAATATTTACTCGACAATGATGGTGATGCAGCACTGTTAAATGACCCAATTATTGCTCATCCCCTTCGGCTAAACCAGTTAACAAGTTTAGTTGAATGGCTAGAGAGTGAAGGACAACATATCAAAGACAACTTACAAATTCATGTAATCAGTCCAACAGCAGTGGAAGTAGTTGGTAACTTAGCTGATGGTGGCCAACGTCCTTGCTATGTTGAAGTTAAAGCGATCACGGATGAGATTAAGTTTGAACGATATCTTGATCAAGAAAGTATGGTCATTATGCTGCAGTCTCAGTTTGAAGAAAATAAAGACCGTGAAATCATCTTAAAAGTTGTCAGCAATCTTCGTGATGAAACAGTTCACCAACAGACTGATGATGGAGTTAGTCAAAGCGTTCAGATTAATTCCGGGGTAGCGAGTGTAGACGAAGTGATGGTTCCTAATCCGGTAAAGCTAGTTCCTTTCCGGACGTTCCAAGAAGTCGAACAGCCAGTAAGTAAGTTTATCTTCCGGATGCGAGAAGGGATGTTGTCAGCATTATTCATGGCTGATAATAACCAATGGCAAGTCGAAGCTAAGAAGCATATCAAGGATTTCATTCAGCAGCTAGAACAAGAAACTTTTGAAGAAATTAAGTTTCCGGTGATTGCCTAATGGGAACATTGATTCTATTACGGAATGGTCGTGAGTTGATGGTTAAAGAAACAACCCGCGAGATTATTAATCAAGGTCTTTACAACGATAAAGTGATTGTCACTCGCTATAATTTAGGCTCATTAGATCATTTTGAAATTGATTGGAATAGCATGGAAAAGCTGAGTGCATTTTAGGAGGTGAGAGTGTCTTGAGAATCCCTAATGAACTGACAGAGGCAATGGACTCACTTAGTAAAAACAATGCATGGGGCGGGCCTTTAGAAATGCCAGAAGATGTGCTAGCTCCTAATGATTGGCGTTTAGATGTAATTCTTAAATTCCGTAAGTTATCGAATGAAAACGAACTAAATAAGCAAAAAAACGCAGAGAACCAAATTCGCCAATACTTAATTGATAATGGCATTACTGATCAATATGACCAAGCATATATTTTGCGAAGAATTGGCCTGGTGCAAGTAGAGATTTTGAATGTAACAAATTTAGGTAAAAATGCTTACTACAATCACGTTGGAATTCTTTTCCGAGCTAAAAAGAATTATGGACGTACAGGAATCCTTGATGCTGAAATGATATTAAAACAGATGAATTTAAATAAACTCCTGGAGGAAAGATGATGACAGAAGAATTAGTAATAATGCATGATCAGCAAGCAGTAACTACTAGCTTGCAAGTAGCAAAGAACTTTGAAAAATTGCACAAGAATGTTTTACGTGATATAGATGCACTTAAGCGAGATGTGCTCAATTTTGAGCAGATGTTTGTAGAGAGTACAGAATTAGATAGTTATGGGCGTGATCGCCGTATCTACTACATGAATCGTGACGGCTTTTCACTCTTAGCGATGGGCTTTACTGGAAAGAAAGCTCTTCAATTTAAGTTGAAGTACATTGATGCTTTTAATCGAATGGAGAAACAACTGCAACTGCAACAACAAAGGCCGCTTACTCTGCCAGAACAAATTAGCCTTATTGCTAAGGGATATGAAAGTCTTTCAGCAGATGTTAAGGACATCAAAGATCGCATGGGATTACCTGGTAACATGGCCCACGCTTTTAAGAAAAAACGTAATGCAAAGATTATTAATATTTTTGGTGGTAAAGACTCCAATGCTTACAGCAACAAGAATATCAGAGCTAAAACGTATCGAGCCTTGTTTAGCTCATATAGTGAGACATTTGATCAAGACCGATACAATGATCTGCCGATGAAAGATTACGATAAGGTGGTAGACTTCGTTAATAACTGGTACCCGCCGTTTGAACTGCAAAATGAAATTCGGCGTACTAATGCACAATTAGCAATGATGTGAGGAGAATACATAATGATTAGATATGATGGGGATGTTGTATACATGCAATCAGAGGGTGGACTACGGGCTACCTCTAGAGTGTTATTTAATGAAGCTCAGGTAACTGGGATTAAATCAATTGCTGGAGGATTAATTAAACAGCAGACCGACTTTAAAACAGTTTATGTTGTAAAGGATCAGAGAAAAGATGCATATGGACCTCTAGAATTGATTTTTGTATTTGAAAAGTTAAATGATGCTCAGGAATACACAACTAAGCACCCTAGAGCAGTTATTATGCCAAGAAAAGTAAAGTAATAAAACATAGTAATTTAGGAGATAAGTAATGAAAAAGCCAAAGAAGAAAAGCAAGCGTTCAGCAATTAAGAAGAAACGGCGGAGAATGAGAAAACATGCTGAAGATCACGCAAAAGAAACCGCAGAGTTAAGCAAGTATAAGCCTTATAAATTGGAGGTCAAGCATGATTGGTAAGTTAAAAGATACGTTCTATGAAGTGCTTGGATACTTGTTTGCTGTGGTGTTGGCAATTGTGATAGCCATAATCGGCTTAATTATGTTGGGGACGTTAATACGACTAGTGTTATTCCTCTGGGAACCAATTATCAAATTACTTCTTTAGAAAAATAAAAAAGCCGTGCATGACAGCACAGCTTCCCGAAAAAATTAACAAATCTATTATAGCACAAGAAGGGGAGCTTATCGTGCACAGTATATTTCAAAAGTATAATCGTAAAAAGTCATGCGATAAGGTTAAGGATTGGTTAAAAGAATATTGGGATTGGAAAGATGAAGCTCAAAGCAAAACGTTAACTATTGGGTCGCCGAGTTTTGATGGCTTGCCTAAAGGAACTTTATATGATCCTGATTATAGAATTGTTGATTATGTCAATGCTGAACGTGAGTGGAAGGCAAGAGAAAATCTACTACAGTATATCTCTAGCAAGGGGGATGAACATGAACTGTATGCCCTGATTCTTGATTACCGATTTGTACATCATTATTGGAAGATGGATAAGGTAGCATTAGAACTTAACATCCCCAAACGTACTTGTGAGGATATGCAGGCAGAAGCATTATGGGAAGCTGCAATGATTTGCCCTGATAAAAGTGTTCTTGTTCTTAAATGAAGTCTGCGGATATCTTGCGGACTTTCTGCGGACTATTTGCGGATTTTCAAGGAAAAACTGCTTTATTATGGTAATGTCGAATGATTAATAAAAAACGACAGTTACTTTTGAAATATGTGCCTAAGCAAGCCTTTAACTACTTAACATGTATACGTATACTCACAGATATGTGTACCGCAACTTGGTCTGTTAAATGACCGTGTGGAAAGCAAGAAGGCGGGAAACCGTAAGCTGGTAGATGGTGGCAGGAACCATAATCCACGTAGGGAGTTAATCTCCCATTAAAGACTGATATATATTACCCATAGCGTTAACACCAGCAGTTAAGGATAGTAAATAGTCTCTTCCAAAGTGTCATTAAATTTACATCGTATATCAGTCTTTTATGCGAGTGTTTGGTAAACTAACAGGAAGCGATTGCCTGCTAGCAGAGGTTCGAGTCCTCTTACTCGCTTTGCAGTGCAACGAGTCACACTGCTTAGCTAAGAACCAAGGTGGGCACACAACCGGTCTCGTGTGGCAAAAGTGCGGTTCGAATCCGCCTCTTAGCTTTATCACGGTAATTCTAACTATGATAGGAGATGAACGCTCCTCTTTTAATTAACATAGTACGTTTTTGTCTAAGCCGTGATATTTTATAAGTATAGTTCAATTGGCAGAACAGCAGGCCCCAACCCTGTAGATTGCGGTTCAAGTCCGTATGCTTATGTTCAAGGCACACTTACTTTTGACAATCAACGCAAGGAGGAGCACCCTACTTACTCGTGTTCTTCCATTAGCCTTGAGCGTCCGCAATGACGTTAAACTATATTTAAATTCACCCAACGAAGTCTAGCTATTATGGCTAGGCTTTTGTATTATGTTTAGTTGGGTGATTTTATATGAAAGAACTTATAGAAAAGCTTTTTAATAGAATAAAAGAGTTTATACAAAAAAATTGGTGGGATGTTAGATACTTATTGTTACTTGCATTCGCATTCTTATTATTAAGATTTGGTAAGTTCATAAAATGGTTAATAAAAGACACTGGTTCAGTTGCAGATTGGGTCAATGATTTAGGAACTATTGGGGCTTTTATTATTATTTTTTGGCAAATAAAAAAAGAAGCAGAAATTCAAAGAGCTATAAAAATCGAAGAACAACGACCGAGATTTGCAATAAGGGTTGTATCGGATAATAATTTTCCTGATGCTAATGTCACATTTCTTGGTAAGTGGGATAAAATTAGTGAGATTATAACTAATATCCGAAACAATAATGTTATAAGAAATGTTTTGATTTTAAAGAATATTTCTCGAAATGATATCTATTCTATAACTATTAGAATTAAATATACTGAAAATAACGAGGTTACTAAGTTTGAAAAATTAGGATATTCTGGCATAGGTCCCTATGAAAATCTAGTTCTTTTATCTGATTTTAACTTTAATGATGAATCAAAAATTTACGGGGGTTTAGTAGTTAGATTTATAACTCCAGCTAATGAAATGGGCTTTTTTGAAGCAGATAAATTAGATTCGAAGCCAAAATATTATTATGTTGAGACAAAAAATAAAAGTGTGTCAGTGAATGACGTCGATGAAATAATTAATAAAAAATCAGCAAAGTATAAAGAACTAAATGATGGTATGGACGACGAGAATGTATCTTATAATTACTATGATAGATCCATAAAGAGTAGTATTACTCAAAAATTAACACAGAAGCAACAACGATGATTATTCGAAATGACGGTAAACTATATTTAAATTCATCTCAGCCTAGTCTTTGCGACTGGGCTTTTGTATCATATGTATGAGGTGAATTTAGATGATAATTGTAAATATTATTATGACTATTGTAATGTTGGTTTTTATCGGAGTAATTCTTAAATTGCCAGATTACATTGTTAAAACTTGGCTGGAGCAAACTAAAAATAAAAATGCTCATGAAATACAGATTGAATCATATTTCAAGCAGTTAGGTGGAAAACAGCAGCAAGAAATATTAAGTATATGGACAGATTTTCTAACTGATACAGATAATGCTACTAAAAAATATTCAGATGCTAAAAATCCAGATTCTATAAATAGATTTAATGAGCTTTTACATGACACTGTTATTTATGGCTCTGATAGAACTGTTAGTATTTTGACTAGTTATACACATAATATGTATAAAACTGTCAGTGCTGCTGATGGTAACAAAATATTAGTCTATATAGCATTTATTATTTCAAGTTTAAAAGAGGACTTCTCAGGATATCATATAGAGCCATTATCACTTATAAAACTAAAACTGAAAGATTATGATAATTACTCTGATGAATATAAGAAGTATGCTAAAGAGATTGAACAAGAAATAGGTGATAATAGCTATGCTAGGAATAACCGCAATTGAATACTTTAAATATGGTGTAGTTATAATTATTACTTCAATAATAATTATTTGGATTCTTAGAAAGAATATTCATTAATATTAAGTCAGCTTAACGGCTGGCTTTTTTGTTTGGAGAAGTAATGTGTATGAAAGATATAAGATATTCAGGAATTGCAAATTTTATAGTTGCAATGAATGCAGCTGGAGAAGAGTTACGTAAGAGATGGCCCAATGTTGGTGATGGCTTACTATATTGGATTAATAAGTATCCAAAGCAACAAAAAATATTGCAAAGTCAAAAGAGATTTCATTCACCGCAAGAACTTATTACAAGGCGAAGGGATGATGAAATCCTAAATGCTCTTAGTTCAAAATTTGATGATGTACGATTGAAAAACAAAACTTTATATCGTAAGTTTGTGAGATCACTATGAAAAGAATTAAAACATGGGGCTTGATCAGTAGTGGTGCTGAGCAATATATGCTGAACAGGGCTGAACGAACGAGGAAACGAATACAGAAGAAAAAGCCGACAGGTCAACGCTTACCGGCTAAAAATAAATAAAACTTTCTTCACTAAAACCCGATAAAGCGTTGACTATAACACGATAAAGAGTTATTATAATAAGTGAAGGGAGGGATAAAAGATATGTCAAAGAAACACAAAAAGAAAAAGCTTACTACTCAAGAAGCTTCAGTCAAAATTGCCAGATACGGAATGATTGGAGCTTGGGCTTATCCAGCGTATGAACTTATTAAACAACTGGGTAAACTGATTAAGCAGTAAGCTAAATACCTAAGCAGAAGTCGAAAGGGGGCTTCTGCTTATTGGCATATCTAATTTTATCATGACTAAACAGCAGAAAACACAGATTAGAAAATATTTATCTTTGACTGTTCTTGCCATTGTTCTTGGTACGTTAATTAAAGTAATTGGGGATATGGCACAATGATTAATCTCAATTCACCTGATATTATGGACGCTAGAGAAGCTGCTAAGATTTGGGGAAAAAATGACGGATATGTAAGAACATTTTATAAACAGAATCCAGGAAAATTCCCAGATGGTTCGATTAGAAAGTTTGGTAGAGCATGGGTCGTGACTACCGAGGGCATGGAAGCCATCACGGGTGTTAAAGACCCACGAAAACAGAATAACGATTAAGGCGATAGTAATTAGCTACCGTCTTTTCTTTTACACTAAAAGGTGATGCAAATATATGAAGTGGTTAATGATTGTATTAACAGCTATCTTTGTGATGGCTAAGCTAATGAATGTTATAGCGTGGTCATGGTGGTTAGTATTGCTACCAGTATGGATATATGTTGGCTTTATGGCGTTAGTATTCTTAATTGCATTTGTTGTAGCAATAATTGAGGATGTCTAACAATGCCTAGGTTTAGAAGATGTAGACAACGGGGATGTCATTCAATGGTTCAGTACCCTAATCATTATTGTAGTAAGCACTTTGAACATGAGGCAGAGTATTTGGCCGAGCGTAAGAAGTGGGCTCGCAAACATAGTGAACAGTATAAGAATAAGGAACGACACTACAATCATAAGTACAATACTGTTACCCGTAATCGTAATGACAACAGGAGTGAACAGTATAAGTTCTATCGAAGTAAGCAATGGGTTGGACTAAGACAAGCAACCTTAGACCGAGATCATTACCTATGTCAGTATTGCAAAGTGATTGGCAAGTTAACACCAAACAGTAAGACCGTTGACCACATCGTACCAATAGCTTACGACCAATCATTAAGAGATGTTAAGGATAATCTTGTAACCATCTGTCGAAAGTGTCACAGACAAAAGACGCAGTGGGAGCAACACTATTATGGAACAGGCCAAAACATGACAAAAAGGAATGTTCCAGAAATTAAAGATATCCGGAGAATTACAATTTTAATGTATCAGAATTAATATATCCCCCCGGCACCATGACTCAGAAGAGAGCGGCACACAATGTCGTCGTCTCTTGTACAAGCATCATTTTTCAAATTTTTACCCCAGGGGGGCTAGTCGGAATCGAAAGGAGGTCATTTGATGCCAAAAAAGGTCTATTATCGGCAGAATAACGGGCATTTGTCGAAAGATCCGCCTCATTATTTAGGTACGATTGCGAGTGCTTGTTGGCGTCGAATCGTGCCTTTTTTAGAAAGCACTGGGAGGGTCGAACGAATTGATGTTGGTTTAGTTGAACAATACTGTGTTCAATATGAAATTTTTAGGAACGCTTATGATGATTACCTTGAAAATGGATTGCAGAGTAAGATATTTACTTCTGTTCAGAATAATAAAGGTGAAATTATCGGTAAAGACTTTACTGGCTTCCGGAAGAACCCTGCGGTAGCAATTATTAAAGATTCGACTAATCAACTTAATTCAATTGGACTCCAACTCGGTTTATCTCCTAAAGGTAGGCAGGAGTTAATGCAGATCGCTAGTCATAAGAAAGAGAAATCTGTTGCTGAACAATTAAAAGAATCAGGATTAGTTTAAAAACATCCCCCAAATTGTTCTAACGATAATAACATCATATTTGATAATGCTATCGACGTTACGAACTATTTGGGGTCGGCTGGCAACAAAAAATGGGAATCACCTCCCTAGTAAATTGTGAGGAGGTGATTCCCATGAATGAACTTAATTTTACACTACTAATTCTATTACTCATTCTGATTGAGGTCAAGAAGTAAGCCGACCCCAAGGAGGCGCTGACCTCCTTAACGGATCTCAGCGCCTCCTCCTGCAACAGAGCACAAGGGATGAAAGGAAGTGGAAGAATTGAATAAGATTGATCTAACACAGACACATGATGTGTTAGGAGCATATCACAATATAATTAAAAGTAATATTACGGTTGATAAGATCAAAAAGAAATATAATGATCCAGCAACTAGATATGCGTTTGATGTACTTGATGAGAAACTAATTACCGGTTATTTAATTAAGTTAGCCGCTTTTAGGCATATTCGTGATTTGATGAGATCAGAAGGAAGCAACTTTGAATATCACTATGATTTATCTGAGGTTGATAAGATTCTAAAATTTGCTGCAATTGCTCCTAATGTCGATACTGGTGAACCAACAGCACTCATGGGATGGCAGAAGTTTATCTTTGGGATGTTATTTGGTTGGCGCGACAGTTTGGGGATGAAGCGATTTACGCGGGTCATTCTTTCAGTTGCTCGTGGTCAAGGTAAGTCTTATCTGATGGCTATTTACATGTGCTATTCATTTCTAATTGAGTCGATTGGACTATCTAACCAAGATTTTCTTGTCACGGCTGAAAATTATGACCAAACTGGTAAACTGTACGGCTATATCAACAGCATGCTCAAGAAAATCATTGAAGACCAGTCAGTCTTTGCAACTTTAGCTAAAGAGGATGACCTGGTACTGCATGATCATACTGGAATTACTATGCGAAAATTTAATAATAACCTACGACCGCTATCATTTAATGCTGGAAAGTATGACTCTTACCATTTTACGACAGCGGTTTTTGATGAGGTGGGTAATATTAAGACTCGTGAAGGAACTAAAAAGATTGTTTCCGGACAGGTTAAGGTTCCTAATCATCAGTACATTGAGATTTCAACTTCTTATCCCGATCCATCAGTGCCGTTTCACGATGAACAAAAAATGATTCAACAGGTAATGGAACAAGATTTTAGTCGTGACGGTGATCAAACATTAGGCCTCATCTGGGCACAAGATAGCCTTGATGAAACAATGAAACCTGAAACATGGATGAAGTCTAATCCGCTACTATATCTGAAAGACCAGAAAGACGTTTTAATGAACGGGTTACTAGATAAACGTGATTCTGATATGATGGCCGGCACAGTTGATGATTTTCAGAATAAGAATTTAAATTTATGGCTTCAAGAAGCAACTAATTCTTATTTAAAGCTTGCCGATATTGAATCAGCAATTGTTCCTAGCTTCGATATTCGAGGACGTCAAGTTTATATTGGTTTTGACTACTCAATGTTTAGTGATAATACTGCTTTTGCCTTTGTGTATCCTTATCAAGATAAGGATGGCCATACTAAGTGGCATATACAACAACATAGCTTTATTCCGTGGGAAAAAGCTGGGTCAATTGAAGCAAAGGAAAAGCAAGACGGTGTTCAGTATCGAGAATTAGCTAAAAAGGGCTTCTGTACAATCACTAGTCACCCTCAAGGAATGATTAATGATGATGAGGTCTATGCTTGGCTACTTGATTACATTGAAGATAATAAGTTAGATGTTATCTTCTTTGGCTATGATACCTTCAACGCCACAACATTTGTTAAACAGTTAGAAACTAACACTAGTTTGCCTTTGGAGCCAATTCGTCAACGAACTTCTGAATTGAAAGATCCAACTAAGTTCTTGCAACGATTATTTGTTGAAAGTAATGTTACTCGATTAGATGATCAGATCATGGGAAAGGCGTTGCTTAATGCTGAGATTTATGAAGATAAGATTGGTATTCAAGTCGATAAACCTAAGGCAACGTACAAGATTGATGTGGTTGATGCCATTATTGACGCACTTTACCAAGGAATGTATCACTTTGAAGACTTTGGAATTGCTAATGATAAGTCTAAGCAAGTCGATCGGATGACTGCTGAACAGGTCAAGGAATGGTTTGAAAGTCAGGAGAGTGGATTACTTGATGATTAATAATATTTTTAAGACAGTTTGGAAGTTTTTTGATGTAATTTGCTTCTTAGCTGCGATTGGATTTGCCATCTGGGGGTTCTTTTTATTGAACTTTACAGCTGGTATTTTTAGTATTGCTGTTGGTTTAGTATTACTCGGTTATTTAGCGGAGAAGATTGCTAACCTTCAGTGAAAGGAGGTGAGATAATTTGCCGTTATTTAATCAAAAGGTAAGTCCAGGATTATCAATTAATGATGATACTGATATTTTGCATTTCCTTAATCCTGACGGGGATGATAAGTACATTGATGCGAGGACAGCACTGAAAAACTCAGATATTTATTCAATTGTCTTTCAGTTAAGTGCCGACTTAGCAAATGGGAAGCTGCGGGCTAATATGCCTCGGGCACAGGGTATCCTTAATAATCCAACTCAAACCAGCAATGCTCACGCTTTTTGGCAGTCGATGTATGCTCAGCTATTGCTTGGTGGAGAAGCATTTGCATATCGTTGGCGTAACCAGAATGGAACTGATATGACTTGGGAGTATTTGCGACCGTCGCAAGTTACTCCTTTTCTTTTAGAGGATGGTTCCGGTTTAATCTATAACGTTAATTTTGATGAACCAGAAGTTGGTGTGATGGAAGCTGTTCCTCAATCAGATCTAATTCATATTCGTTTGTTATCTCAAAACGGTGGAAAAACCGGAATTAGTCCATTATCTGCTTTGGGTAATGAACTAAAAATTAAGGACCAGTCAAATAAGCTCACGTTAAGCGCTCTGGCACGTTCTATTGTTGCTCCAGGTATTTTATCTATTGAGCATGGTGGATTACTTAGCGATGAGCAAAAGGCTTCTCGCTCCAGAAAATTTATGAAGCAGACAGCGAGTTCTAATAATGGACCAATTGTACTTGATGATTTGGAAACTTATACGCCATTGGAAGTTAAATCTAATGTGGCTCAATTGCTTAATCAAGTTACTTGGACGAGTGCACAAATTGCGAAAGTTTACGGAGTATCTGACAGCATTATCAATGGCCAAGGTGATCAGCAATCATCAATCCAGATGATGGGCAATGCTTATGTAAAGTCGCTTTCTCGTTATGCTAAGGCAATAACAGGCGAACTAAATAATAAGCTAAGTGCTGAGGTGACTTTGGATTTACGGTCAGCAATTGATCCACTTGGGGATGAATATGCTTCAACGGTTGCTAACTTGCAAAAGAATGGCACGCTTGGTGCTAATCAAGCTAGTTGGCTGTTACAACAAGTAGGTTACTTACCAGAAGACTTACCAGAAAAAGAACAGCCCAAGATTCAAGTACAACCAGTACAAATGGTTTCTTCTAAGGATAAACAACCAGCGGAAGGAGGTGAAGATAATGACCAAGATCAAAGTTAAAGGAGCGATCGTGTCAAATGATGATGCTGACATTTACGATTGGCTAGGCTATGACTGTGTAAGTCCTAGTCAAGTTGAAAATGCTTTGGATAATGATACTGATGAGCAAATTCAGGTTGATATTAACTCAGGTGGTGGCAGTGTCTTTGCTGCTAGTGAGATTTATAGCATGTTATCGGCATATTCCGGAAAGGTCACAGTTAATATTCAGGGGTTGGCTGCTTCTGCTGCATCTGTGATTGCGATGGCAGGAGATGAAGTTAATATCTCACCAACTGCACAAATGATGATTCATAAAGCTTCAACAGTTGCTATGGGAAATGCAGATGATTTGGCTCATGACTCCAAGATGATGGATTCAACAGACCAATCAATCATTAATGCTTATGAAGCTAAAACAGGAATGAACCGTGATGATATTTTACAGATGATGGCAAACGAAACTTGGATGACTGCTCAAGAAGCAGTTGACAAAGGCTTTGCTGATAATGTTTCAGCGGGTACGAAGACATCAAAAGTTGTAAATTCAATTAGCACGCCACTTATTAATAGTGATGCAATTGCAAAGATTAAAACGCTTATGGCTAAAGCACGAGATGCCAAGCCTAATAACAAGGTGGAAATGCCTGAAAATAATGATACCAAGCCGACTCCTAGTCTAAAAGACGAGAAGCTGGCTATTTTATTAGGAAAGAAGGAATAACAAAATGGGTATCAATGAATTAAACAATGCTTGGATTGCCAAGGGTCAAGAAGTATCTGATATTAATACCAAGCTAAACGCAGCTGTTTTAGATGATAGTTTCAACAAGGAAGATTTTACAAAATTAAAGGAACAACGAGATAACTTGACTGCTCAACGTGATGCCATTAAGGACCAGCTTGATGAAGCACGGGCGCTTCAAGTCAAGAATATGAATTCTGAAGATAAAAAGCCATTGAATAAGAAGGAACTTAATGTTAAGGCTAAGTTTGTTCAAGACTTTAAGGACATGGTAACTTCTGGCTCAACTGGAACTGGTAACGGTGGCTTAACTATTCCTGATGATATTCAATATGCTATCCATACTTTAGTTCGTCAATTTGCTACATTGCAAAACTTGGTTAATGTTGAATCAGTAACAACAACTACTGGATCACGGGTTTATGAAAAGATTTCTGATATTAAACCAATGACTGATCTAGATGATGAAACAGCTACTATTCCAGATATGGATGATCCAGAATTAACACTGATCAAGTATGCTATTCACCGTTATGCAGCAATTCAAACAGTAACCAATAGCCTGCTCAAAGATACCGTTGAAAACATTTTAGCTTGGTTATCAAACTGGGTAGCCAAGAAAGTCACTGTAACTCGTAATGCTAAGATTATTGAAGCAATGGGCAAACCAGCTAAGAAGCCTTCTATTGCAAACTTCGACGACATTAAAGACCTAGAAAATAACACCTTGGATCCGGCCTTAATGCCAAGTGCTAGTTTTGTAACTAACCAGTCTGGTTATAATGTACTTTCCAAGGTTAAGGATGCTCAAGGTCGTTATATGCTTCAACGTGACGTTACTCAATCTGACGTATATCGATTAGATGGTAAGGTAATCACTGTTGTTGCTGATAAGTGGTTACCTGATATTTCTGGTTCACATCCACTCTACTATGGTGATTTAAAACAAGGAATCACGCTATATGACCGTGAACATATGTCATTGCTATCTACTAATATTGGTGCTGGTGCATTTGAACAGGATCTTTACAAGGTACGAGTTATTGACCGATTCGATGTTGAAGTTATTGATGATGGGGCTTGGGCAACTGCTTCATTTAAGACTGTTGCTAATCAAGCTGCTACTACCCCTGAAACTTCAGGTGCTACCGCTTAGGGGATGATTAAATGAGCGGTGAAATACAAGATGACACATTCCCAATGGTTAAGCGAGTACGGGAGATGCTCTACCTTGATGATGATAATGATGACAACCTTATCGAAACATATGTAAAAGCCGCTCGATCATACGTCCATAATGCGATTGGCGATGATGTGAACGGCTTTTATGATGATGTGCAAGTTAGTTCTCTGGTCAAATTGGCAGTGATGTCATTAGCCGGTACGTATTATCAGAATAGGTTGGCATTATCAGATGTGCAGACTTATCCCGTTGATTTAACGGTTAATAGTATTATTGGTCAGCTACGTGGCTTACGAAACTCGTTTGAGGAAAAGGAGGTAACTGATAATGACACGAAGTAATTATCGTTACCCACTATATCGAATGCGACATAAAGCTACGTTTAGCATCATTAAAAGTTATCAAAACAAGATGGGAGTTAATGTTAAGGATCCAGTTGAGCTATTTAAATTGCATTATGCGAAAGTGAACCTCACAATAATGCAACGTTATGGGACAACTGGATCAACGCTTGAGCATTCAACAATAATTGCTATTCGGCATAATCCTAAAGTAACTGAGCCAATGCTAGTAACACTTGCTGATGGGATTACGTATCAGATAACTAATATTTCTGCTAATGATGATAATTATATATCCTATGATCTGTTAACCCTCAGTAAATATACCAAAGGTGGCGGTGGTGCTAATGGCAAGTGATGGAATTGAGATGGATGAGTTCCTCAAAAAATGGCTTAAACAAGTCAAAACTATTAGCACCGAGCTGACGCCAAAAGAACGAGAAAAGATTACTTCAGCTGGCGGCCAAGTTTTTAAGGAAAAGCTTGAGAAAGTTAACCGTCAAAAACACTATTCAGATCATAATGATAAAACGTATGGCCATGCTGCTGATCATATTGATGTGATGAATAGCGATGTTGACGGTGACCATAATGGTTCTGTAACTGTTGGTTGGAAGAACCGGTATCATGCAATGAATATGATGCGGCTTAATGATGGTTACAAGGGCTATCAAGCAGATCACTTTATTACCAATCTTGTTCAAGACAGTGAAATACAGACGGAAGTTTTAAAAGCTGAATCCGCCGAATATCAGAAGATGCTTGATAAGGCTGGTGATGATTAATGTTAGCTGTTTTGCGAGCTCAACAACTAATAAAAAGCATGAAAGATAGTGTACTGGATGAGGCGTACACGAACAATTTACCAATAGAAGAAGTCGATGATACATCTCGTACAGTCGCTTTGATTACTGATGTTCGTTCTGATCTTGAACTAGCTGGTAACGATGATTTCCATGCTCAGAATAAGGAAGTTGAGGTTCAAATTTACTACAAGCTTGACGGGGATGACCCAGATAAGTTTGAAACAAAATTAAAGCACTTATTCATTCAACATGGATGGGTAATGACAGATAATCGTGGCCACACTGTTGACCCTAATACTCAACAGCTAACGGTCACGTTTTATTTTACGTATTTTGAAATTGAAAATTAGAAAGAAGGAATAAATAAATGCTAATTCACGGTATTGATAAAGCATGGATTGCCTTAAAGACAGCAGATGGAAAAAGCCTGCAAACTGGTGAAGCTGGTTTATCTCAAAACGGTATTTTTGAGTTAGACCACAACGTTTTAGGTGTACAAACTGCTGAACTAAAAGGTCTTGACGGTTCAAAACTTGAAAAGATTGCTGGTAATAATAGTATTCAGTTCTCATATGCGGATCCTTTAAACCCAACAGCAACTTTAACCATCAACAATTTAGATATGGTTACACTCGCTAAAATTGTAGGGATGGAAAAGAAGGGTAGCGGTTGGCAAATGGCTGACACTAAGCCAACGGGTGCATTAATTGTTAAAGCACCATCCATGACAACTAATGATGCTGTATACTTCTGCTTCCCGTCTGGTAATTTCTTAATGGGTGATAAGAAGCTAGATTCAGATACCGATTCTAAGAAGACACCAGTAACTGATCAGTTATCATTCGCTGCCATTGATGATCCAAATATTAATGACATGTATCGGATTTACACTACAACGGATGAAGGTTGGAAAGATGAAGATACAATGTTTAAGGAATTATTCCCGGACTACAACAAGTCTGCTAGTAATACAGGCTCTCAAGCTTAGTTAAAAGAACAATAGTCGCCGAAGAAATGCACAATACATAATAAGCCTTACTCGTTGAGTAGGGCTTTTCTTATGGGCGGCAATTAGAAAGGACAATTTATGCAAATCTATATCAAACCATTAAAGAAGAAAATTAACGTTCCTACTTCACATAAAAACATGCGTCGAGTATTAGTAATGCAGAAGCAATTTGCTTCAATGAATAATCTTAACGGCAAAACAGCTGAAGAAGTATTCGATACTCAAATTAAGGTTATGGATGAAGCAGATGCTTTTCTAAAAGTAGTATTGAAATTGAAAGAAAAAGAAATTGATCGTTTAGACAACATGGTCAATCAAAACGGGCATGATGTAACTGTTGAAGTAGTTGATTATGTTTGTCAACGCTTAATGGGACAATCAGATAAACAGATTGCAGAAGCCAATAAGAAGGTACGTGAAGACCCAAAAAAGTAAACTGGAAAAAACGAGAATGGGAACTGCAAAATCAGATAGAAGATTTTGATTTGAATGCTAAAAATGCTATCCAGCAGTTTGGCTGGAGCATTGAAACATTTGACAATGCAGATTATTACCGTTTTAACGAAATAATGGCTGCTAAGGATAAGGATGAGCGTGCGGTTGATCCACTTACTGCAATTATGGGTATTCGTGCTGCTCAGTCAAAAAGAAAGGAGGCGTAAAGCATGGCTAAAGTAAGTAATGTGATGGCGACTAAAGTTGCTCTTGATATGGTGGAAGCAAGTACTGCTGTTAAGAATCTGACAACCTTAGTTAACAGTCACACGCAAGCATGGAAAGCTCAATCCGCAGCATTACGCTCTGCTGGTGATTATGTAGGAGCAGCCAAAGCCAAGTATGAGGGTCTAGGCAATGCGATTGAGGCACAAAAAAATAAGATTGCCGCCTTAGAGCAAAAGCAATCTGAAATGAATAATATTGATAAAAAGACGGCTGATCAGTATATGGAATTAAAGTCGAAACTTAATCAATATCGTTCAGAAATGGATAAGCTTGATACAACTACAAAAGAAGGTAAAGAGCGTTACCAACAATTAGATGAGCAGATTAGCAAGACTAAAGAAGAACTAAATGGTCTTAATACAGGTACTGTTAAATCGGCAGAACAGTTCTTAAAGTATGGCCAGCAAGTTGACCGTGCCAAGGCAAAACTTGCTAGTTTAGAAGCTCAACGTCAACGTGCAGCCCAAAGTATTGAGGTTGAAAACAGTGGTGTTATTAAGCTTAATTCAACTATGCGGACACAAAGTGCATTAGCCGTTGCTACTGCTGAACGTCTCCGATCAGAGGGAAATACCTATCAAGCTCTGGGTGTTGAAGTTAATGGATTACGTTCTAAACTTAGTAATTTACGAGAGATTCAAGCACGAGAAACTGAACTGTTAGCCAGCACAAAAACACGAATGGGTGAAAGCTCAGAAGCTTACATGAAGCAAGCTACTCGTGTTGAAGAACTCGGTACTAAGATTCAAGCAACTCGTGCAAAATTAAATGAGTTGAATGAGACCATGAGTCGTACTCCTCATGGTTGGCTTGGCAATGTCTCGGCGCGTTTAGATAGTATTCAAGGAAAAGCCGATAAAGTCTCAACATCATTTGGGCGTATTTTTGGTGCAACTGCAGCAGCAAATATGTTTACAGGCGCTTTAGGCTCAATAGCAGGTCGAATGGGCGATCTAACTAAAGCCGGTATCGACTATAATATTGAGCAAAATAAAATGAATGCAACCTGGACCACCCTGACTGGATCTGCAGATAAGGCAAAGCCGATGGTGGACTCTATCAACAATATGTCGAAAGCTACTGGGCAAAATGTTGATATTGTTAATGAGCTTGAGCAGGGTTTCTATCACTTGAACTCTAGTAAGAAACAAGCTGACGGAATGACAAGTTCGTTGCTTAATATGGCTGATGCTGTTGGACTTAATGGTGATCAAATTAAAGCAGTTGAACAAGATATGGTCCACGGTATGGCTACTGGGAAAATAACCCAAGGTGAGTTAAATCAAATTGGATCATACTTTCCGATGATTGACGAAGCAATGGCTAAGCATTTTAATACTACTGTTGCTGGTATGCGCCAAATGGCTTCTGCTGGTAAGATTTCGGCCAAAGATCTTCAAGAAGTGTTTGAACAGCTGGGGAATGGTAAATATAAAGAAGCCGCTGACAATATGATGAACTCATACTTTGGTGTCTTTCGTACCATTCAAGCCCGTACCCCTCAATTAATTGGTGATATTACTAAGCCGTTCATGAGTATCAGTAATCCCTTCCTTAAGTCTGTCAGAAACTGGGTTAATGATAAGTCAACCGATACTGAATTTACTAAACTTGGTAATCAAATGGCTAGGTCCATGAATCAGATTATTAGTGCATTTGGTGGTACCAACATTAGTGCTACTAAATTAATGGATAATGCAATTCGTGGGCTAACTTCTGGTGTACAAAAATTTGGTGATATTGTATCAAGTCATCATTCAGAAATTGCTAGTTTTTTTAGTGCATTTAAGACTGGCTCTGCTGCTCAAGCGAAGATTTTTGCGGCGGTATTTGTTGACCTGTCTAAGGTAATGTTACCTGTACTAAATTTAATGGCTAAATTCCCTAAAACTAGTGCTGCTTTAATCACTAGTTTTATTTTGGCTTCAAAAGCTGTTAAAACCTTACAAGTCGGAATAAAGGGAATAGAGACCATTAAAACTGCATCGAATGCAATTCAAGGATTTAGTCAGAAAGTTAAAGCTATTCCAACTAAGAAAACTACTCGTATCCAATTTGACGGTGCACAATCAACCAAAGATTTGCAGTCTTATAGCCGTCGATTAGATAGAGTGCCAAAATCAAAGACTACTCGTGTTACTGCTAATACTTCTACTGCAAATCGAAATGTTGGAGCATATACACGACAAGCTCAACGTGTTCCAAAGAGAATTCATACAGTTGCTACTGCAAATACGACAGGCGCTGTGACAAGTATTAATCGAATTGGGACAGCTTCAAAAACTGCATCTGTTACTAGCAGAATTGGTTTTGCGACTATAGGAACAGCTGCTAAAACTGCTGGAACAACTATTTCTATGGCATTCCGCGCTAACCCTTTGGGAGCAGTTATTACTGGTATTCAACTAGCAACTAGTGCTTTTAATTTTCTCTATCAACATTCTGCTAAATTCAGAAAGTTCGCTAATGGTATTGCTAACGCAGCTAAATCGATGGCTAACAAAGCTGGTCGTTGGTTTGGCAACTTTGCTAAAACCGCTGGTAAACATATTTCTACCACTGTAAAGAGTTGGCAACGTGGCTGGCAGAATATGAATCGTCAATCACAAAGAGGTACTCAACAAGAGACAAAGTATCACCAGCGTTTAGCGAAAGAAGCACAACGCCAGCATACACGTATGTGGACTTCTACTAAGAAAGAAACAACAAAGGGCTGGTCTCAATTAAACCTGCGTGCTGCACGAGGAGTTCAACAGCAAATTCGTCAGCATCAGTTAATGGCTAAGCGAGAACAAGCCGTTCACAATAGAATGTGGAATACTACAAAAACTGCATTCAAAAATGGCTGGAACGGATTACAAACATCTACAAAAAATGGGGTCAATCAGGTTAACAGTCAATTTGACAACATGAAGCTAACCGTTGCTAAGCGTGCTCAAGAAGCAATGAATAATGCGCAGAATCATTTCAAAAATGGTTATAACGACATTAAGTCTCAGAGCAGCAATTGGCGTGATAAGATGGCAGATCTTTGGGGCAATACCAAGGATAAGATTGGCAGTTTGGCTGATAACATCCGAAATGATTCAACTAATAAATTTAGTGATATGCATAACAAATTAAACGACCTAACTAATGGCGGACTTGATAAGATGAAAGATGCCTGGCATGGTCGTTTAGAAGATATTGCAGGAATTGTTACTAGTTCTGGTGGTCATATTCACCAACAATTTGACAGCTTATTACACGGATTGGCTAAACCATTTGAAGATTTGATTAACGGAATTGGTAAAGGTGTTAACTGGATACTAGACCATGTTGGTGGTGATGGAAAACTTGATGCTTTCCATTTCAACGCTTTTGCGAATGGTACTAATGGACCGATTGAAAAAGATCAGTTAGCTTTACTTAATGATGCTCCTGGTAGTCATTATCAAGAAATGGTTCATCGAAGTTCAACTGGTGAAACATTTATGCTACCAGCAAAACGTAATATGGTCTTTCCACTTAAAGCAGGGGATGAAGTTCTTGATGGTGAACGTTCTCATCAGTTAGCTTCTACTTTAGGAATGCCCGTTCCTCACGCTAATGGAGCAATTGGTGATTTCTTTAGCGGCTTATGGAATGGCGCAAAAGAACTTGAGGATATTGCTGAGGATGCATTAAAGAATGTTGTTGGCTTTGGTAAATCATTGTTCTCACATTTCATTGCTAATGTTTCGCCTAAATCGACTGACAAGCTTAATGGTGGCTTAAAGATGAATTTACCGAGCTTCTATGCTGAACATCTAAAAAACTGGTTAAAGAAACAGTTAGAATCAGTAAATGTAGATGCACAAGGTTTTGTTGATAAGAAGAAATTTGCTGCTATTGCTAGGCATGCTGCTTCTTTGATGCATCAATCTATTTCTGACAGTGATATTGAAAGATTATATTGGCAAGGACATGTTGAATCAGGCGATGGTGCTAATATGGGGCCTGGTTATGATGATGGCGACGGAACAGGTCGGCCATTGGGATTCTATCAATACAAGAAATCAACTTGGGGATCCTGGGCAGTGCCAGGCCATACAAAGATTATGTCAATTTTGGACCAAACTATGGCTGTCTTAAACGATAGTAATTGGCGATCTGATTTAGCTCCACTTGGAGTTACGAGAGGTTGGGGACCAACAGGGCATAAACTATTTGCAAATGGTGGTATCGCAACAACGCCATCAATTTTTGGCGAAGCTGGTGCAGAAATGGCTATTCCGTTAGATACGATGAAATCAACACGGGCTTGGCAATTGCTTCGTCAAGTAGTTGACTTTTATTCTGGTGGTCAATCTGCAGATGAAAGTCAATCGTCAGTAACTGATTTATCACGAGTTGAAGCAAAATTTGATACTGTTTTAGCACAGAACCAAGCAGTTCTTAGCTTAATTGAAAAACTAATTGGTGTTACTGACGCTGCTAATAATCCTACTGCACGTTATCGTCGTACGCAGCTTGATATCAACTTAGCACAGGCACAATCGTTAACAGGTAATTAAAAGGAGTGATTATGTGTGTCGGGTAAAGACTTAGATATTATTGGGTACCAATATAATTACCCAAAATTATTTATCAAACCGCCTGATAGGGATGAGATAGACGCAGAGACGATCACATCGGGATTGCATTTTTTAGATGATGATTCCGACCCAATTTTAACGACTACATATACAACCGACACGGGAGTAGATGGGTCTGTATCGTCAATTTCTCAGGTTAGTAAAAATACTGTCAATGCTAGGTTCTACCTTACATATGGTGATTGGTATGATTATAAAATGAAGAAGCATGAGATTGCCCAATTCTTTATGCAAAAAGGATTGTATCGTATCAGAACTGACGCTGAACCAGGAATTGTAAAGTTTGTTCGTGCCGGAAATTTTACAATTAAGAATCCAGAAGATCGTAGTCACGTAGTACAGTTTTCAATCCCGTTTGATAATCCGTCTGGCGTTAAATGGTCATTGGCTTATAGTGATGACTTAATGAATTATGACCAGAACCTATGGCAATACGGGATGAATTTACCCAATGGTGTTGATCTTAAATACCACTTTGTTAATCAGCATTCATTTAGAATTTGGAATGCAAGTGATATCATGATTGATCCCGTACAAAGATATGGATTAAAGATTGTTGTTACAGGCCAGACTGGGAAGTTTGATATGGTTAATCAAACTACTGGGGATGAGATCGTTTATGTTAAAGGTTTACAGCCTAGTGACCAACTAGTTTGGGATGGTTTGTATTGTTACCGTAATGGTGAATTGTGTACAGATGATACTAACTTAGCATGGGTTAGGTTAGCGCCAAAATGGAATGAATTCAAAATCTATGGGTACAACAAAGTGGATATCCGTTTTCATTTTCGCTTTGTCTATCTTAATTAGAAGGAGGTGTGATAAATGACAATATCGGTTTTAGAAGCACTTGAGCAACACCGTTATATTTATTTTGGCTTTGAATCACACCCGACGGAAAAAGAACCTTGGCAAGCAACCCCAATTATGGCTTATTCGGATAATCTTGTTAGTTGGGAAACCATTTCAAGATTTAAGGAGCTGAATGGTTTACGTGATGGGTTTTTAATTAGAATTGAGGATCGTTACTATATCATCGGTACCGGTGGATTTTATGTTACGACTGATTTTTATAATTTTGAGGGGTTGGATTACCTAAAAGGGGATCCAACCTATAAACACTTATGGGCTCCAGAGATCTTTAAAGATATTGACGGTAAGTATCATATTGTCTACTGTGCAGGGGATGCTAATGCCGGTATTCTTAATGATTACATTGCAGATTTTGACCCTAAGACCAATAAAATTACTAATGAAAACCAAACAATTAGTTTTGTTGATGGAGCAATAGATAATAGTTACCGGATTGATCCAGATATTAGTTTAATTAATGGTGTCTACTATCTAACAATTGGTGGTAACTATATTTTTAGCTCAAATAATTATCTGGGTCCTTATCAGAAGTTCCCAGTTAATTTTGCGCCCACGCCACAAAAATATAGCAATCATACAAGTGGAATTGCTGGATGGCTAGAAGGACCGGATATGTTTATTGATGGTAATAGCATTCGTTTGTTTGCAGATCAAACAGATGGTAATGGGCTAGTCTTCCGCTCATCAACAACAGATGATATGTTTAACTGGACTGACACTGAAAAGACTCGTGCAGCATTTAAAATGCGACATGGGTCTATTTTAGTTAATGATAAAATTTCAGCGCAGGTTCCAGCAGAATTTAATCACGCACCTAAATTTAATTCTAAGATCACAATTAAGGGTATTCATACAGCAAAACCAGTTCCACTTACTTGTTTTATTAAATCATCGTTTCAAGTTCAATATGAAAATAATCAGACCAATCAATTGCAATTTGTTGCTTGCAATGATGGTAGTCCGTCGTTTGCTTTAATTGCTAATGAATCAACAATTGAGTTTAACGATAACTTGTATATTATTAAAAATATTGAACAAGATCGAACTGGAACATCACTATACACAGTCACTGCCATGCAATATGTTAATAGTGAAATTGGTCGAGTATTTCAAAAGAATGTTAGAACTGGGACGCTGACATATACGATTGAAGAAGTACTAGATTTCTTCTTGAATGATGAGGCAGCAAACCCATTTGGCTTTTCTTATCATATCTTTGGTGATTTTCCAAAGCAGCAAATAGAAAACCTTGGGGGATGCTCCGGTAAGGATATGATTTCAAAAATTATTTCTACATGGCCGGGAACTATTATTAAACCGTTTGGAATGCGTGTTGATGTATATTCTGCAGACAAGTTTTTAAGGAATTATCAAAGAAGAGTGGTATATAATCACGATTCCACAAATATGAAGCTGATTGAAGATAGTACTGTAATTGTTAATCAAATTACTTGCGTTGGAGGTTCTTATTCAACTGACGATTCAAAAGATGGTAGTTCAACGGCTGCTACTGAATCTGGTGGAATTACTGTTGAAGATGGAACTGTACCGATAGAGAGTGGCCAAGATAATACTGCTGCGTTTCAAGCAGATGCAAAAAAGTATCTTGGTGTTCCTTATGTTTGGGGTGGACACAATAAAGCTAACCCATTTGCAGGAATGGATTGCTCTGGGTATGTGTCACAGGTATATCATGACTTTGGGATTGAGATTCCTGCATATACGGTCGCTATGGAAAATAATTTTAGAGAAATTCCTCGATCTGAAATTAAGCCTGGAGATGTTGGCTTTTATGGTCCTCATGGTGGGACTCATCATATTTGTTTGATTTTAGATAAGAATACACAGATTTATGAGCCTGAACCTGGTCAAAGCTGTAAGACAGCTACAATTGATAGTTTTCCACCTGATTGGTATGGACGTAATGATGAAATGCAAGCAAAGATCAGTACAAAAAAGGTAGAAATGGCACCAACTGAAACAGTAACGATTGTTGATAACTATACCGCTGGAACTTATACTCCAGATACGAATTCTTCGCAAACGCATTACTATTTTCAACCATTTACCTTGACGGATGAGCATTCAAAAGAAGAATGGGGACTTCATCCAGCCTCGTCAATCCTACAAGATGATCGGTTCAAAGACCCTGAGGCGATGAAAGAATATGCCCGAACTCAATTTGTGCTTGAACCATCTGTGTCAATTGAGATTGTCTTAAATACTAATGAAATGCCGATTCCAGGTGAGCAGGTCTATTTAACTATTCCAGAAGTTGATGATCGGTCTTTACTTGGTGAAACAGACACGCAACATGCTTATAACACTAAAGTAACGCTTGTTGGATATACTTGGTATCCATTTAACCCATCACAGGGTACGGATAATATTTACGAAAATCTACCAGCAACGTTGCTTCATTCGCAAACATCATTAAGTAAATTAGAACAGTTAGCTAATGCAATGTTTGATCGAATGCCACAAGTGTTCTATGGCCAACATGACCCATCGGCAACCCAAGCAGTAAAAAATGGAGCAATTTGGGTAAAACCAATCGTTGATCATACTGTAAGTAATAACACTAATGAAAAAGATTTAAAGATTGGAGGTGACACATAAGATGGCAGAAAATGATCAGCTCTCAGACAAAACGAAAAATGATCAGACGAGTAGTTCATCATCTCAAAGTGTCTTACAGCCTGCAAAAATTGGGCAACATGATAATGCGATTGTTCCTCATCAAATTAGTAACCATGACAAGCTAGTTCAAACAATGGTCATGGTTGACGGTGAATGGATTAACGTAAATGATACTAACGATCAGAAAAATCTGAAAGAAGATTTGCACAAGGTTAATAAAGTTGTTACTGAAGCTCAAAAAGGAATTGTTGAAGCAAAAAACTCAGCCGAATCAGCGGTAAAATATGCTGACTCGGCTGTTAGTGCCTCTAAGGTTAATAGTGATGCAATCGTTGCGCAAAGTTCAGCAATTAGTGAAGCAAAAGCGGCGGCCGATGATGCAGCTAGTAAGGCACAAGCTGTAAAAGAAAATGCGGTTAGCGATGCAGCAGCTATTAGAAATCAGGTTGCTAACGTTACCGACAATATTTCAGCAGTTAAAGCTGATGTAGCAACTGCAACCAGTGATGTAGTTGATTTGAAAGTTAACGTAAAAGCTAATAGTGCAGCGATTGTTAAAACAAATGATGCAGTTAAGATCCAATCGAAAAACTCATCTGATGCGATTAATGAATTAAAAATTGCTAATGGCCAAGTTGAGTCAATTGCTAAGGATGCCCAAAATAATGCAACAATAGCAAAGCAAACTGCTAGTGCAGCAACTACTGTAGCGCAAGATGCAAATAGCAACGCGGTTATTGCTAAGCAGACGGCTACGAGTGCAACTATTGAAGCGACTAATGCCACAAGTACAGCAGCAAAAGCTGAATTATCCGTTAATGGTTTAACTACCAGAGTTGATGGACTTGAAGGAGATACTAAAAAGCTTGATGGTGAAGTAGCTTCTACTGAGACAATTCTTCAACAAACCAAAGATCAGTTACTTCAAAAGGCAGATAAGGCAGTAGTTGATCAAGCCAATAACATTCTTAATCAGATGTCTGCAGAACAAAAAGTAATGGCTAATCAAATTAGCTCTAAAGTATCATCTGCTGAGTATCAAACTCTTAAAGGTAAAGTTGATAATCTGCAAATAGGGACTAGAAATTTATTACCAAATTCTGATACTTTTGAAGGATGGCATAAAGGTGTTTCGGTTAGTATTTCTAATGACAAATACCTCAATGGTTCAGTTGCAATACTTAATAACTCAGGTTCGGGTGGTAATGCATTAGACGCCCCGTTGGATGGACCATACGATAATCAGCTTGTAACTTGGACAGTATATGCTAGAGCAGATAATGCCGGAGATAGGCTTCATACTGAACTCTGGGGTGGAGGCGGTTATACGGATCAACCATTAACTACCGATTGGAAAACATACAAGTTCTCAGGACAGAGAGACACCCGTGATCATAATTTTTATCTATGGGGAGTAAATAGCAATAAAGGGAATGTTTATGTTGCGCTTCCTTATGCTGTAGTTGGAAACACGATCGGAACTTGGTTACCTAATCCGGAAGATACTATCACCGCTATTAATAAGAACTCCACCGCAATTGATGAGACTAACAAGCTTGTTAGCATTAAAGCTGATAAGACGGAAGTTAATAATCTCAACAATACTGCGCAACAGTTAAGTGCACGACTCAACGTTATGGCAGGACAAGTTCAGTCAAAAGTTGACGAAACACGAGTTAACAACTTGGTTGATGGACGAGGATTTGCTACTCAGTCAACTGTACAATCATTGATTGATCAACGTGCTGGAAAGCTGAGCGAGTCGATTACTAACCTGACTACTGAGTTAGAAAATAGTGGCGGCGGAGTTAACTTGCAAACGGGTACTGAAGATTGCTCATTTGGCATTGGATTAAATGGGAACTCTGCCACGATTGAAAAATATGATGAACACACGAAAATGGTTCATTCACAAAATGGTGGTTTTTATACGGCTTATAATGCACATGCCTTTGTTCCTACACCAGGAGAAACTTATACGATTTCCGCTGATATTAAAGGTGATGGAACATTATCAGGAGGCACATTCAAGTATGAGGGTGGAGATAATGGGAATCTTGGCACTGTTACTATAACGAACCAATGGCAGCGAATTTCAAATACAGTTCATGTCAATAGTGTGCAAGGACAATGGATTATTTATCCAAGCGGTAGCACAAATTTATATGTGAAGCACTTAAAAATTGAACGTGGAAGGATTGCTACTCCTTATTCTCAAGCTCCTAGCGACAACGCAACCGTAACGCAACTACAATCAGTAACCGCTTCAATTGACGGTTTACAATCAAACGTTACGAATTTCCAGAACAATACGAAGTCACAATTCACTCAGCTCTCAAATGTCATGCAGTCAAAAATCAGTAGTGCTGGCTTTAATGCGTTGAAACAGCGAGTAGATATACAGACACTTGATTCTGCTGACATCAATAATATGAAAACAAGCGGACACTATTTCGTTCGTAATCTTGCCAACAGCCCAATTTCTGGTTGGGTTTATGTTGATGTGACTGGTAATGATAATGATCGTATCCGTCAAGACGTCTATCAAGACAGCGGGACTAAACATTCCTTTCGTCGCTGGTTTGGAAACTATTGGACAGGTTGGTCGACTGGTGCCGAAGAATCTGAAATTACCCAGCTACGTGATGCTGTTAATTTACGAGTTAAGAGTGGTGAATTACTTAGCCAAATTAATATTGCAGCAGGTAGGCAGCTCTTTCAGGCTAAGAAAATCTACTTTGACGCTGACAGCTTTGTGTTAGGACCACAGGCAAAAGCATTCATTCCAAGTGCCTATATTACTAATATTAATGCAGACAAAATAGTAACAGGAACTTTAGATGCTGCTAAGTTCCATGTTAAAAACTTTACTGCTGATAATATTTCTGGTGGGACTCTCAAAGGTGTTATTGTTAAAACAGGTGATAATAACCAGTTCTTCCAAACTTCAAAAAATAATATCTATTGGATTCGTGATGGTAGTAAGTCTCTTATTGGAAAAGATACTTACCTAAGTACTAATAATGGTCTGAGTATTGCAGATGAAGATAGTATCCAAATAACTACATGGGGTGGAGCCATTGTTAATTCAGATGGTTCTATTACTAACAACGCTGGTAATTGGGGTCACCCTAGAATTATTGTTAACAGTGAAGGCGGTTGGGACGCTGATGGTCAATATTTTGGTAACAAAACAGGTAATCCTGAAATCTTTCAATGGGTCGGCAGTAAAGAATATACGAGCCTCTTGCGTGGCAAGGGATTCACGGTTCATCTTGATGATGGTAATAAGAATTCAATACTCGCCATCCAAAAAGATAATAAGGTCGGTGTATATGTTGGCGGTGGTGACGACGCTAATGAAATCCGGATTGCTGGATCTGGAGCAATCAAACTTCAAGGAAAATATATTGATGATGGTTTCAATGATGGAATGACTCATACTTTAGGTAATCTTCAAGTAGATAATTTACATGTTCGTAAGTGGCTTGGAGTAGATAGTAATAAGAATGCCATTGTCAAAACCAGCCAAGGAACAGTAGCTATTAATGCATATGAAACAGCTGAGTATTATTTTGGTGATCTTGGAGAAGCGCAGACTGGTAGTAATGGTATTGCATATGTTGGAATCGAAAAGCTCTTTAATGAGACTGTTAATACAACGATTCCTTATCAAGTATTCTTGACTGCTTATGATCCTGGTAATATTTGGGTAGATCAGCGTATGTCTGATCGTTTTGTTGTTAAATCGGATCAGCCTAATATTAAATTTGGGTGGGAGATTAAAGCTAAACGCAAAGGCTATGAACATACCCGTTTAAAGAATGTTGATGACAAATTAAATCATATGGAAGCTACGAGTTAATCGCAGCTTTTTTATTTAGGAGGAATTTTAAAATGGAAAATTTACAAGTAGAAGCTAATGACGTTATTGCGGAATACCGTGAAAAGACCAGTCAATTGGAATTTGACAATACGGTTTTACGTTTACAAGTTAAGAAACTACAAGAAAAAATTAATGAGTTAACTGCAAGCAAAAAGAATACTGCTAAGAAATAAATAGGAGGTAAATTGAAATGATGAATATTTATCGTAATCGGCTTAGTTTTGATTTTGACTCACAAGGAAACACAATTGATGCAATGGTTGGGTTCAATGGATTGAACGATCAGGGTGAAACTGCAATGGCAACCATCAGAGTTACTAAAGAAATGCTAGGAGATGATAAGACATTTGACGATGTTTCCAATAAAGAGATTACAGAGTTAGCAAAGCAGAAATGGATGAATTACATTAAGCCGGAAGCAGGTACTAAATAAGATAGGAGGTCAATTATGAGCGGCTTTCCACGAATAGATATTTGGAATGAGCCAAGCCCTTTTCAAAACTCGCAGGCTTATGAACAAAAAAATCATAATTGGAATGTAATACGTAATTACGGTGATTATATCGGTAGTTATATTCAAGGAATTATTGATAGCTATGATAAGCGATTTGCGGCACAAATTAGTAAAATTCCACAACCCAGTGAAGTAGTAGATGCACGCATTGGGTTAAATGGTTCTTCTTTTAATACATTGCATGACCATATTGTCAATATTGAAAAAACAAAGATAGGGTATGCGAATGCCTCAAGTATTGATGACTCGATTTCGCCATATGATATGCCAGGTACGATTTTAAAAATTACCGACTTAACTACTAATTCAGATCGGATGAAATATACTAAAATAAGCAACATTGCATTTGTACTACCTCGTACTGGTTACACTGAAACAACGACTGCAAACTTGACAATTAATCCAGTTTAGGAGGATTTTTATGGCAATAAATCAACATGTCTATTTAATGGAAGAAGACGAAAATGGAAAACATACGGTCTATCCAGTAACTGATGTTAATGCAATTATTGGTTTAGGTGATAGTAAAGGGGAATTATTAGATCGAATTAATTCTCTTGAACAACGAATAACAGCTTTAGAAAAGAAGGTCAATTACCATTAGGAGGGATAATAAATGGCTGATGGAACAAAAGCATACATTGAAGATCACGACGGGAACAAAATTTTACCTGCAACAGATTGGTCAATTGTACAAAATAAACCGAATAATTTAGCCACAACTAATCAATTACCTGTATTGGGTCCGTGGCAAAGGGATGGAATTGTCTATAAAAACGGAGCATATGATTGGGATCATGTTAATAACGGCTATAATTGTGCTTACCGTATTGCTGATTTAGGAAGTTTCAAGATTGTAGAATTACGTTTAGCATTCGGTGTTAATCGTGATATTACAGATGATATAGAAGTAATTGATTTGCCAAATGTCATTCGGCCAGACGGAAACGAAGAGTTATGGAGTGCAACTGGTACTCGCGGAATATTTATTCATACTACTCCAGATGGCAATGTTCATGTTTACTGCCAAAAATTTAGCGATGGGGATAAATATACGCATGATGGATTATTAACATATCATACCGTTTACTTTACAACGATCTAAAAAAGTTGGTGATAATTTGATACATTTAACGATAGAAGATGCGGCTAGTATGTTAAGTATTGGTGTAGTTGTGTGGGGAGCGCTTAAATTTGGGTTAACTGGGCCACTTGAAACAGCGATCAAAGAACTCCGCCAGACAATTAGCCAGATGAATGCTGATAATAAAGAACGGGATCGCGGAGTTAAGGGAATTTTAGATAAGCTAGCTAAACATGATATAACACTAGCGGCTCATGAAGAACGATTAAATACCTTAGAGGGGGAACATCGACATGAAGATGATTAAATACCTTAGAGGGGGAACATCGACATGAAGATGATTAATGATATTGTATATTGGTTTATTTCATCAGGCACTGCAACAGTGCTTTTTATTTTTGCTTGGAAATACTTTAAGCCAGTTCTAGAAGCTAAGAAGCTTCACGCAAAGACAATGCAAGAAAAAGAACTGTTAGATGTTTTAGAAAAATTAGCTGATACGACAGTTACAAGTTTAGTAAGCAATCAAGCTCTGACAGGGTCTGATAAATTTAAGGAAGCAAGTAAAATTGTTGGAGGTACGTTAGCTGATAAAGGCTTTAATGTAAGCCAGACAACCGTTGAGCATGCTATTCAATCAGCTTACGAAAAGAGCGACTTAACACCAACCAATTCCCAACCTGACCAGTTTAAAACTGGAGTAACAGTTACTAATACAACTATTCCAACAGATAAGATTGAAGATATTTCAGCAGGACAAATTAAGACTGGTGTGATGACAAATGACTAAAGCATATGTAATTGATGTTTCTGCGTATCAGCCCCAAGCAGCTTACTATGCTTTCTGGGAAAAATGGAAAACACGTGGGGTTAGAGGAGCGATCATTAAGCTCTCTGAAAGTACTTATTGGCGAAATCAGTATGGCGCAGGACAGATAGCTGCAGCTAAACATGTTGGACTAAAAGTTAGTGGTTATCACTTTAGCCGTTTTATTGGTGATGGTAACCGTGCACGACTAGAAGCTAATACAGCGATTGCTACTGCTAATTCAATGGGATTAGAACACGGAAGTGCATTAGTCTTGGATTATGAAGAACATGCCGGTTATCAATCAGCCAATACTTTGGCCGCAATTGTTTTCTGTAACACTGTTAAACAAGCTGGGTTTATACCCGTATTTTATTCATATTCTGGTATGCGTGATCTGTGGGATTATGAAGCTATCTATAAAGCGACTGGTGCTAAATTATGGATTGCCTCTTATCCAACAATGGCTGGCGTAACACAACCCGATTACGAATATTTCCCAGCAATTAGTACTCATACTGATGCATGGCAGTTTAGTAGCAACGCTTGGGGAGAACAGATTGATATTAGTGTTGATTTTACAGGAGTGTTTACGATGGAAGAAAAAGTAACAAGCGGTGGTAATTTAGATTCAGTTCGTTTTGATGGCAATAAGTTGATTGTTAGTGGGTGGTTTGCAACTGCTCAATCGCAAGGGAAGCCATATGCTTATTCGATCATAACTAATGAGCAAGGTAATCAGGAGTATGGCCGGACACAAGTTAATATCACCAGCCGGCCAGATGTTCCTAAAGTTTATCCAGATATTCCAAACGGTGCTAGTTCAGGCTTTAACGCAAGTTTTAATTACATTAACCAAATGAAGGGTCAGAAACTACATCTAATCTTCCGTTATACTGATGATCCGGCTGGTAATGGGAACTTTGTTGATTATGTATCATTGCTAGACCTAACAAAGAGTGCCGCTAATCTGGATAATATTGATACTGAAGTCTTCAGTAATAAGCTTCAAGTAAGCGGCTGGTTTGCTAGTGACATGTCCTTGGGTTTAGAGCATCATTTCTTGATTTTGTATGACACTGCAGCTAAGCATGAATTACAACGAATTAAGTATGATGCAATTAAACGTGATGACGTCCAACAAGCTCATCCAGGCATTTATGCTAGTCAACTCTCTGGATTTAGTGGTCAATTTGATTATTCTAAATCTTTAGTAGGTCGCCAATTACAGATAATTGCTCGTTATTCAGATGATGAGCAAGGTGAGGGGAATCATATTGATTATTGGTTTGATCCGATCAAGGGACCTAAAATGCCTATACTAGATGGTAAATCTGAAACCGAAGTATTAGTTCATGAATTCTCGGCAAGCAAAGCTCCGGATGGTTTAATTAATCTTAAATTCAAGTAGGTGATTTAATGAATGACCTTTTAGTAAAAGATGATTTGATTCAAAAGAGAACTGAAGGAATACAGGAATATCGGTTTCAGTGTTATCGAAATAATAAAATCATAGCTCCAAATAAAAATCGTTCATATAAGGCCTGCTTTGCTACTAGGGATAGTCTAGTTAAGACAATTGATATGCAAATTACTGAGGCAGAACTTGAATTTAGGTCAGCTCAACTACTAGATCTCCCAGCAGGCGATTATCAACTAGAAATCCGTGAGATTATTGATGATAAGATCCATGCAATCTATCCGTCCGATAGATCATTGACCTTTCACATTAAGCAAAATAATACTGACTTGCCAACTGGGACGGTAAGTTCATTAACACTCGATGAATTTGTGAGCGAGTTCAAGCGGTTAATTAAGACTAGTTCTGGCGGTACTGGTGCTGATGTTTCAATAGATGTTAACAAACGGATCATCACAGTTAATGATGAGAGCCTTACTATTCCGGCAGAGATTGATCTTTCTAAGTTTGCATCCAAGGAGGATCTAGTTGGACTGGTCAAGCAAGCTGACCTAGTAGAATATGCGAAGAAGAATGAGATTCCATCAACCCCTGATTTAACGCCATATGCTAAGTTGAGTGATCTTAATAAGTATGCAACTAACGAGAGTGTTGATGATAAGTTAAGTCAGCCGGTTAAACCGACACACCCACCAATGAACTATTGGTTAGATCGAACGACTAATCCTTGGACGATTCACTTTGATAATGGTAGTGCAATCCAATTTACAGAGTATGGAACAACTCCAACAGTATATGGTTATGGATTTAGCTTAGATTTACGTGCAACAGGACTTTCTATATGGCCCTTGGTTGGAAATATTATAAGTGCAGCAAGAGGAACTCTGACACTTGAAACAGTCTCTAAAGCAGTTGGTTCAGCTGATTACTGGAGTGGTAATAATAACGTTATTAATCCAGTAAAAGACGATGCTGATTCTTTTAATTGGGAAGACGTCTTCTTCAACGATGCGTCACGTAACAAAAAGAATGAGTATCAAAGTGCACGTCAAAAAGAAATGCTAAAAATAATGTATAAACTTGGCATTTGGTCATATGAGGATTTAAAGCAATTCGGCTTAAAGAAGAAAGGAGAATAGCAAATGGAACTAAAAATTATTGCAACCTATAATCAACAGCATATTTTAACGGGAATTACACAGGTTCCTAAAGATGCTCAATTAATTGATGGGCAAACAGACATCTTGCCTAAGACAGAGAATGACAATTACTTCACTGGCACTGGCTGGATTCATAAGGAAATTCCAACAGCAACCGAAAACATGCTAATGAAGCAACAGGGACAAATTACAATGTTGCAAGCAGTCAATAAGCAAATGCAAAAAATGGTCATGGGACAACAGGCACAGATTATGAGCTTACAGAAAGAGGGCAACTAA